CTAACGCAGTTATTTGATGCCCATAAGGCTTCGTTTTAAATTTATAATTCATAATTGTTATTGCTTTCTATTGACAACTTATATATTAAGTTATAATTACTTGTCAAGCTTTGAAAGTAAAAAAAAAAATGAGAGTGTCTAATTTAACAAATACAAAAACTATATCGAATAATTCTACGGTATATATTATACAAGAATTACCTGGAACAAGAGCAGGTAATCCAAAATTTAATATTATGGGTGCGCAGAAATATGGCAAACTTGTCACATTGTTGCCAGAATTTAGCCAAATTATTTTGTCACCTGGTCCATTAATATTTAAGTTAAGAAAACTTTTACGAGATTATACTGAAAAAGATTATTTGTTGTTAACAGGTGATCCAGCTATAATTGGTGTGGCGTGCTCAATTGTCGCAGATATTACAGGAGGTAAATATAACCTCTTGAAATGGGACAGACAAGAGCATACATACTATCCAATAGAAATAAATCTATTTGAAAAAGGAACGATTGATGATGGATAAAGAACAATGGGAGATGCAGAATAAACTGTATCAAATGAAAGCAAGAAAGTTATATTTAGAAAAATTTATAGAAAGAACGAAACAACATTATCTATATTTAAATAAATATAATTTATTAAAGAAACATAAAGATGAAGATATGTTTCAGTATATATGGGATGTTCTATTATTATTCCTAACAGGACTTGACATTGTCTTCGGATATTATTATAATAGGTACAAAGCTTTTAATATGTTAAGAAAAGCAAAGAAAGAAATAGTAACACTAACAAAGGAGATAGAAAAATATGACTATTAATTTTGAAGCAGATCAAACTGAGTCTATTACTCAGACTAATGATGCAAAGGCTTTATCGGATCAGATAGTTAAATTAAGACAATTGGAAGATCAGATAAAACAAACAGAAGAAGATTTAAAACAATTAAAACAACAAGAAGATATTCTTTCAGGAGAAATTATTCCAACGATGATGACTGAAATGAATATTAAGACAATGAAATTAGCAGATGGCTCCGCTATAGAAGTAAAGCCCATCTACGGTGCTTCTATTCCTAAAGATAAACAGGAAGAAGCATTTAACTGGCTTCGTAAAGAAGGCCTGGGGGATCTTATTAAAAATGAGATCACTGTTTCCTTTGGTCGTAACGAAGATAACAAGGCAGCACAATATGCTGTCCTTGCGCAAGGTCAGGGGTATCAACCTACCCAGAAGTTAAAGGTTGAACCAATGACACTTAAGGCTCTGGTCAGAGAGCGTATCGAATCTGGGAAAGATATGCCCTCTGATCTATTTAATGTGTTCGCAGGAAACCGAACCAAAATAACTCGTTCATAATAAAGGAGGATTAATCATGTCCAATGAACAAATAAACACGAACCAAGAACCAAAGACCAATAGCAAAGCTGTAACAGAAAAAGTTGCAGCAGGTGCTTTATCTGTCAATATATTTGAGGCAGATGCAAATAGAGGAGTAGAAACGTTAACTCATGAAGATTTAGCGTTACCTTTTCTAAAAATACTAGGACAATTATCTCCAGAGGTAAATAAGAGAGATGGTAAATATGTTACAGGTGCTGAACCTGGAATGATTTACAATTCTGTTACTGGAGAATTGTTTGATGGAGAAAAAGGAATCGAAGTCATTCCTTGTCATTACAAATTAGAATATATTGAATGGCAAGATAGAGGCGAAGGTTCTGGTGCTCCAGTTGCTATACATCCATCGTCTAGCGACATACTAACCAAAGCAAAAAGAGATGCGTCTTATAAAGATAGATTACCAAATGGTAATTATATTGAAAAGACTGCAAGTCACTTTGTAATTGTTTTAGGTAAAACACCTTCAACTGCTTTAATTGCCATGAAATCAACACAATTAAAGATTAGTAGAAAGTGGAACAGTATGATGGCTAGCATAAAGATGAAAGGAAAGAATGGATTATTTACTCCAGCTTTCTTTAGTCATACTTACAAACTAAGAAGTACTCAAATGTCAAACGACAAAGGTACTTGGTTTGGATGGGAGGTTAGCAAAGTTGGTCCAGTACAAGATGCTGGGTTATATCAACAAGCTAAGTCTTTTGCTGAAAGCGTTTCTAAAGGAGACGTTAAAGTTAAACACGGCGAAAGTTCAGAGAATTCCCAAGAAGCTTCTCACTTTTAATTGAGAAACAAATGTGGGCGAGCAATCGCCCACATTAATTGAAAGTAATTATGACATCAGGGAATAACGAAAAAATATTTATTGAGGCCTTTACTGGTCTACAAAGAAATTTTGGATCAGCAGATCTAACTAAAACTAAAATAGATCCTACTACTGGTAAAGTTAAACCAGTATATGAGTGGACAGGAAGAGAATTAACTAAACAAGATTATTTAGATCATTTAAATGGAAGACAATCAATTGGTGTTCAACCATGCGATGATCAATCGTTAGCAAAATTTGGAGCAATTGATATTGATGATAAACAACATAGCTATTCTAATTTTCCTTATAAAAAATATTTAGATATTATAGCAGAAAATAAACTTCCATTAGTTCCAGTAAAATCTAAAAGTGGTGGTCTTCATTTATATATATTCTTAAAGGAACCAGCGAAAGCAGTTTTCATAAGAGGATTTTTAGAAAAACTTTTATTCACTTTAAAACTTCCTACCAATATAGAAATATATCCTAAACAAACAGAATTAGGACAGGATTCAGAAGGCAATTGGGTAAATGGACAATTTATTAATTTACCTTATTACAATAAAACAGAACGAGTTGGTTTTAATTTAGATGGAACAACTTTTACCTTTGAACAATTTATTAAAGTTATTGAAGCTAATACTTACTCTTCGGATGATTTAGAAGAATTCGCAATAGAACATACTCGTAAAATACTAACTGGTGGTGGAGAAGAATTTAATGATGGTCCTCCATGTTTAGCTGTTTTAACCAAAGATAAATTAACAGATGGTAGAGACAGATTTTTATATAATTATGCAGTATTTGCTAAAAAAAAATATCCAGACGATTGGGAAAAAATGGTTATTGCTGCACCCAATAAATATTTTAAAACAGATTCAAATGGTGTGTTGGATTGGTCAGAAGAAAAAACTAAAAAGAAATTAAAGTCATGGTCTAGAAATATTAAAGGATATACTTGTAATGAAGATCCCATCCATGCAGTATGTTTAAAAGCAGAATGTAGAAATAGAAGATTTGGTTTTTTATCTTACAATAAAAAATCTTTCCCTGCATTAACAGGTCTTCAAAAAATAACTTATCCAGAACCAGAATACACATTTAATGTTACATCAGAAGATGGACAAACAACAAAAGAAGTTAGAGCAAAAAATATAAAACAAATTATAGAACTAGATAATATTAGAGCAATCATAGGAGCAGCTGCAGATAAAGTTCCACCTAAAATTAAACAAGATGAATTCCAAGAAATATTAGATAACTTATTTCCACCTAAGATAATTACTTCTCCACCAAAAGGAACTACTCCAGATGAATTATTAGAGCAGTATTTATTACAATATTTAAATGGACCAAAAGCAGAAACTTTTGCATCTTTTAAAACTGGGGGAGTATTTATAGAAAACAATGATGCTTATTTTGTCTACAGTATATTTTATGCAACTTTAAAAAATAAAGAGTGGAAAGAGAATAGAGGAAGGACTGCAGAGAGAATACAAAAATTATTTGGAGCAGAGTTTGGAGTAAGTAAAAGATTTCCTAAAAAAAATAATGATGAGTCTAATACTCCAGTAAATGTGATGAGATTACCTTTGGATAAATTTCCAGAATTATTATCAAATAGTTTCTCAAGACAAGAAGTAGTCAAGGTAAAAGGTAAGGAGGATATATTTTAATGAAGTTTCCATTAAGTAAAACTCAACAAAAGTATTTTAATTTTATTAAACAATATTATGAAGATCATAAAACAGCTCCTACTTGTGAAGAAATAAAACAAGGACTAAATCTAATTTCTAAAAGTAATGTGTTTGCATCTATTAATATTTTACACAAAAAAGGATGGATTACCAAACTTCCTGGAACCTGGAGAGGAATAGTTATTAATGATTAAAAAAATATTTGGTCCTCCAGGTACAGGTAAAACAACTACTCTATTAAATTTAGTAGATGATTATATTAAAAAAGGAACTGACTTAAATAGAATAGGTTATTTTGCTTTTACCAGGAAAGCAGCCAATGAAGCTAAAGATAGAATGTTAGAACGACATCCAAAATTAGATAAAAAAGATTTAAGATATTTTCAAACTTTACATTCTTTTGCATTTCATACTTTAGGTATGAGTGAAGAAAATGTTATGCAACCAGTGCATTATGAACAGATTGGAAAAGAATTAAACTTACGAGTAACTGATTCTGGAGATGAATCTGGTTTTTTAGATTTTAATAGTGAATATTTTAAACTGATTAATAAAGCTAGAGTAAAAGATATATCAGTAGAATCTGAGTTTAATACCAATGAATGGAGTAGAGAAATTGATTATGAAACATTGGGACATATTTATATAAATTATAATTATTTTAAAAAACAATTTAACCTGGATGATTTCAATGACATGATTGAAAAATTTGTTTTGCAAAAAGAAAAATGTAAACAATTTGATGTAGTATTTATAGATGAAGCTCAGGATTTATCTCCTATTCAATGGAAAATGTTTGATGTATTAAAAGAAAAATCAACAGATGTTTATTTAGCTGGTGATGATGACCAAGCTATTTTTGCTTGGGCTGGTGCGGATGTTAAAAGATTCTTACAAGAACCAGCAGAAGAACAAGTATTGCCTTATTCTAATCGTGTACCAAAGAATGTACAAGATATCTCTAATATTATTTTAGGTAGAATTAACACAAGAAAACAAAAAGAATATTTTCCTAAAAAAGGTTCTCCAGGTAAAGTAGAACATATTTTTAATATGGATCATATAGATTTAACAAAAGATCAATGGTTAATATTAACTAGAACTGTTTATCGTTCAGATGAAATAGCAAAATATTTAAGAGAAAAAAATTTATATTATAAGAGTAGATTTGGTAAAAGTTTTGATACTAGATTATATAAATCTATAATTAACTTCGGTCATTTATGTAAAGGAGCTGCTATCTCTTTAAATGATGCTAAAGAATTATATGAATATATTCCAAGCAATCCTAAATTTAAAGATAATAAAGCGGTTTATAAATTAGAAGACTTTGGTTATCAACCAGCTGATCTTTGGTACAAAATTTTTACTAAAGCAGATCAAGAACAATGTTATTACATTCGAACTATGTTGAGTAATGGAGAAAAACTAACTCAAGATGCAAGGATTGAAGTATCTACTATTCATGCAGCAAAAGGTGGAGAGTGTGATAATATTATTTTAGTATTAGACAACGCTAAAAAGATTAGAGAGTCAGTAGAAAATAATATTGAAAAAGCAGATGAAGAACATAGAGTCTGGTATGTAGGTGCAACTAGAGCAAAAGAAAACTTATATTTATTAAAACCAAAAAAAGAAAGGTACGGTTATCAGTTATGACAAGTAAAGATATGTTTGAAAAAATATTTCCAAAAGATAAACAAGTAGGAGGAGAACATTATAAATTAGAGATCCAACCTTTTACTTTTATTATGGCCAACAACTTGAATTTTTTTCAAGGAAATGTTATAAAATATGTGGTTCGCTATTTAAAAAAAGGTGGCATCCAAGATTTAGAAAAAATAATTCATTATTGTGAATTAGAAATAGAAAGATTAAAAAAATGAGAGTCCCACTATTTACCGCTCAAACTGAATGGATTGAACCAGAAGAGTATCCTGATTTAAGATCCTATGATGAAATTGCAGTTGACTTAGAGACAAGAGATCCTGATTTAAAATCTAAAGGATCTGGTTCTGTTATTG